GATTTATACCATCAACTACAAAGGAGAATATATAAATGAGTATAGTAAAGGGTCTAAAGGACCTAAACAAGGCACTAGATAAACCTACCTACAGTGGTGGGGATGAAAACAAAGGTCGCTGGCTTAAAATTGAAGACGGCGAAAGCGTAAAGATTAGATTCCTTCAAGAGTTGGATGCAGACTCACCAAACTACAATGATAAACTTGGTTGCGGATTTATCGCCCTAGAACATACAAATCCAAAAGATTACCGTCGTAAAGCTTTGGACACAATGGAATCTGATGGCCGTGACTGGGCAAACGAACAACATCGTAAAGATCCAAAGGCTGGCTGGAAAGCAAGAACACGTTTATACATTAACGTATTGGTTGACGATGGCAAAGAGGAGCCATATGTTGCAATTCTTTCACAAGGAACTAGCGGTAAAACAATTACTCCTACATTAATTGAATACGCTGGAGAGATGGGAAGCATCTCAAATCTTATGTGGCGTATTAAGCGTAACGGAACAAAGACAGACACAAGCTACACAATTATTCCTTTAGCTAAGGATGAAACACCGTTTGATTTTTCTAGCCTAGAGTTGCATGACTTAGAAAAAACTGCGGTTAGACACGTACCATATGCAGAGCAAGAAGCTTTTTACATGGGCGAAAATGTTGAAAAAGAATCAGTATCTGCTGCTAGTAGCAGCGTAGACTGGTAATATTAAATTCACAGGGGCAGTCTTGACTGCCCCTGTATTATTTAGTAAAATTTAACTATGACTACATATGATATACCAGATCCATTTCAAACATTTGTGTCTAATAAGTATAAGAATTATGTAGGAGCAGTATACGACTTTTTTGCCAGAGAGTGGCACATGAAATGCGGATGCTGCAAGATTGATATATACGCACCAACAAAAAAGATATTAACCAAGATTCGGTTATATCATACTAGAAACGAATGTCAAGGCGGATACTAATGAACTTTACACACCTGCACGTTCATTCATACTATTCATTAATGGATGGTCTTAATTCTCCTGCCGATCTAGTAAGGGCAGCAAAAGACGCAGGTCAAACATCTTTAGCAATTACAGATCACGGCACCCTGTCCTCACATAGAGAAATGCAGATAGCCTGTAAAGAACAAGGCATAAAGCCTATACTTGGAGTAGAAGCCTACTTATCTCCAACAGATAGATTTGATAGATCTTCCTCAACCGATAAAAGCATACAAGCATACAATCACATAATCCTACTTGCCAAAAATAAAAAGGGATTAGAGAACATTAATATGCTGCAGGAGCTTGCCTGGAATGAAGGGTTCTACCATAAACCAAGAATTGATAGAGAAATATTGTTTTTATACAAAGAAGGAATAATTGTTTTGTCTGGTTGTATGAACGGAATTATGGCAAAATGTATCGCAAGGGGTAGCATGGATGAAGCAAGGCTGCTACTAAAAGAATTTAAAGCACAGTTTAAAGAAGATTTCTATGTAGAAATTCAGGCGCATAATGATAAGGAAGTTAATGACGGGTTAATAAAACTGTCAGATGAATTAGGAATTAAAATGGTTGCAACTAGCGATGCTCATTATGCCAAGGAGGAGGACAGAGTATTAGAAGAAGCAATGCTCATCCTATCCACTTCACCAAAATCAGACAAAGAAGCAAGCTTTGAAATGTCTCGTGAGATAAAAGACATGATGGAAAGATTTAATTACCTGTATCCAGAAAGAAAGATATCCTTTCAAAACTATAATCTATTTATTCAGTCTCGCCAACAGATCGAAGAAGACTTTAATAAGATTGGTATCGTTAGAAAAGATATATATGAGAATACATTAGAGATATCCAATAAAGTCCTAGAATACGATTTTAAGAGGGGGCTAGACCTTCTGCCAGTCCCTAAGACCAACGCAGACCAGCAACTCTCCCAGATGGCCTTTGACGGCCTAGAAAGGCTACGCCTTAGAGAGAACTGGCTAGGAAATGACGTATATGATCAAAGACTTATTGAAGAGCTAGAGATAATTAAATCTAAGAACTTCGCTTCGTATTTCTTAGTTGTAGCAGATATGGTTAATTGGGCAAAAGAAAATAATATTATGGTGGGTCCAGGTCGTGGCTCTGCCGCTGGTTCGTTAGTCTGCTATGCGCTTGGTATCACAGATGTAGATCCAATTGAATATGACTTGTTATTCTTTAGATTTATTAACGAAGAGAGAAACGACTTTCCAGATATAGACACAGATTTTGAAGACGGCAGAAGAAAAGAAGTTAAGGACTACCTTAAAAATAAATTTAAATATGTTGCTTCTATCTCTACATTTACTTATTTTAAAGATAAAGGTGTTATCAGAGATGCTGCTCGTGTATTTATGGTTCCACTTTCAGATGTTAATCGTGCCATGAAGTCTATAGATACTTTTGAAGAGTTTGTAGATTCTCCTAACACAAAAGAGTTTAGAATGAAATATCCAGAAGTGGTCTGGCTTGCAGAAAAGTTGCGTGGAAAGATTAGATCTGTGGGAGTTCATGCTGCAGGAGTAGTTGTTGCAAAAGATGATCTTAGGAACTATGCTCCAGTTGAATCTAGAGCTGATGCAGATGATGATGTTTCTGGAAGAATTCCTGTTGTTGCATACGACATGGATACGGTTGCAGATATAGGCCTTATCAAACTAGATGCACTAGGACTTAAGACCTTATCTGTAATATCCGATACATTAAAGACTATTAAAAAACAATCTGGAAAAGAAATTCATCTTTCTTCTTTAGAATTCAATGATGCAAATGTTTATAAAATTTTAAGCGATGGATATACCAAGGGAGTGTTTCAGGCCGAAGCAACCCCCTATACAAATTTACTTATGAAAATGGGTGTGAACAAGTTTGAGGATCTTGCCGCATCTAACGCTCTTGTAAGACCAGGAGCCATGAATACAGTGGGATCTTCTTATATTAAGAGAAAAAATGGCGAAGAGGCAGTCAAATACATTCATCCAATTATGCAACCTTTTACCGAGAATACATACGGTGTTATTATATATCAAGAGCAGGTTATGCAAGCCTGCGTACACTTAGGTGGTATGACTTGGTCAGAGGCTGATAAGGTCCGCAAGATTATTGGAAAGAAAAAAGATGCAACAGAGTTCAACCAGTTCAAGGATAAATTTATTGACGGGGCTTCAAAACACATTTCTAAAAAACAAGCCGAGACCCTTTGGCAAACTTTTGAAGCTCACGCAGGTTATTCTTTTAATCGTTCTCACGCTGTTGCTTATTCTATGCTTAGCTATTATACTGCCTGGCTTAAGACTTATCACCCTCTTGAATTCATGTTTTCAATTCTTAAAAACGAAAAAGATAAAAATGCTAGGACCGAATATTTAATTGAAGCTAAAAGACTTGGCGTTAAAGTTTTACTTCCTCACATTAACGAATCAGATGTTTATTTTTCTTTGCAAGGTGGCGGTGTAAGATTCGGGCTTGCAGAAATAAAGTTTATATCAGACGGTATAGCAAACAAAATTATTGAAAAGAGACCATATGCCACTTATTCCGATTTCATACAAAAAGCCTCTGCGAAAGGTAGCGGGATTAATAGTAGGGCTGTATCTGCTCTTAATGCTATTGGTGGTGCTGCTTTTGAGGACAATGTCAGAGGCGGTAAGGAAAAAGAATCGTACTACGAGTACTTAGGAATTCCAACATTTAATTTAGACTTACCTCCAAGAATTAAAGCGCAGGCTAGACCCATACAAGACTTTGATGATCTAGGATCTTTTGTTATGTTTGGAATGGTTAAGTCTATTAAAAGAGGAACTGGCTGGGCAAGAGTAGAGATAGTAGATGAAACTGGATCCGTTGGCCTGTTTCACAATGAGCAAACTCAAATTGAAACAAATCAGATGTACTTCATTCTTGTGGGAGATAACAGAATAGCTAAATACATTAACGTAAAAGATGTGGACCCAAACAGCACAGATATCTTTGTAGATTATTTATACAGAAAAGAATACGATATGGAAGAAGATGAATTTTTAGTTATCAACTTTACTCCTTATAGAACAAAAGCTGGAAAGACTATGGCCCACATAGTATTTTCTGATAAGAATAAAGTTTTAACTAGAGCAATTGTTTTCCCAACAATGTACGGCAAGGCGGTAGGAAAAATGCGTGAAGGAATGACTTGTAAAATGGTTCTGTCTAAACTGGATGACGGAACGCTTATGGTTAAGGAGATAAAATGACAGACGATATACAGGGGCTAGTTACTTCAATTAGCTTAAATCAAGTTTTAGTAGCTATATTAGAAGAGCATACTAAATTAACTGTTCCAACTTCAAAGTTTTTAGAGGCATCTTCTGAAGAAAAAGAGCTTGTTATTGACTATGACGAAAATAATTTGACATTTACCTTTAGCTTAAGGCTTAAAGACTAATGAAGACAGGCTCTATTTTTAATGGTATAATAATAAAAAGAGAAAAGATAACTAAATGACAATTGTATTAAATGATATATTAGCAAAACTGGATCCAAAAACTAGGGCAAGAGTTCGATCTGCTCAGGATGTTGAGATTCATAAACAGCCTACTCCAAGCATTGGATTAAACATGGCTCTTCGTGGGGGACTTCCCTATGGAAGACAGGTGCTTGTATGGGGAAATAAATCTTCTGGTAAATCTTCCTTTTGCTTGCAGATTATAGCCCTAGCCCAAAAAGAAGGAAAGAGTTGTGCATGGATTGATGCGGAAGCATCTTATGATCCTAAATGGGCAGAAGAGTTGGGAGTAGATTCTTCTAAACTAATTTACTCAACCGCAAAAACTGTAAACGATATGGTAGATGTTGCTACAAAATTAATGGACGCAGAAGTAGATTTAATTGTTGTGGATTCAATATCAGCTTTACTACCTGCAATCTATTTTGAAAAAGATGGAAATGAAATGAAAGATTTACAAGACACTAAACAGATAGGCGCTGAAGCAAAGGATATGACCCACGCAGTCAAAATGTTAAACTATGCAAACAAAAACACATTACTTATTCTCATCTCACAACAACGAAATCAATTTGGATCTATGCATGCTAGCCACATCCCCACGGGCGGAATGGCAGTTAAATTTTTTAGCAGCACGGTCATTAAACTCTGGTCTTCTGAAGCTGAGGCTAATGCTATTAAGGCTGGTATTAAAGTTGGCGACAAGATTATTGAGCAAAGGGTCGGCAGACCAGTTAATTGGATTGTTGATTACAGCAAAGTCTCACCCCCAAATTTATCGGGACAGTATGACTTTTACTACCAAGGGGAATCTATTGGTGTAGATAGAGTAGGAGAAACTCTAGACGTTGCAGAGATGTGCGGCATTATTGAAAAAGGCGGAGCTTGGTATACCGTAAACGAAGAAAGATTCCAAGGCAGAGCAAAGGCAGTTCAATATCTACGTGATAACCCAAAGGTTATGGAAAAGCTTATAAAGGAAATTAATGCCAAGTCTTGATGAATTTATAAATAAACCAGAGAAAGTTTACAAAGCAGAACTAGAAAGAATTGGTGGAGCAAAGCCGTGCTCAAAATGTGATAAAGATTCTGTTGAATACTTTTGGAATGCAGTAGAAACTACTATGTCATGGGAGTGTCCAGACGGACATAAGAATACGTTTGTGATTAAGTAATGTCAGAAAAATCAGAAGTAAAACGTGACGGGGCAAAGGCTCAAAAAAACAGCGGTCGAGGAGACTACCAAAAGGGCGATGCTAAATGGAACAAGTTCCTTGTAGATTACAAAGAAGCCTCTTCCTCGTTTACTTTAAATAAAACCGTATGGTCAAAAATATGTACAGATACATTTAAGGTAAGCAGAGATATGCACCCAGCTTTAAAGATTATTATAGGAACTGATTCCAAGGTCCGTCTTGGAATTATCGAGTGGTCAGTTTTAGAAGAACTGATCGTATCTTGGGAGAAAAATAATGGGATCAAATAATAAAATACCTTTTAACCCTACCGTTATTAAAGACGGAAGGATTGTCAGGATTAGAAAAGATGGTACCGTAAAGGCAGATTTAGGCCCTTACAAGTTAAAGAGTAAGAAGGCAAACTAATGGAGATCTTTTTATTTAGTGGTATAGCAATAGGGTTTTTAATAGGATACCCAATTGGATTATTCATAGATAATTTAAATAAGAAAGAAAATAAAAAAAATGGCAGATGATAAAAACACTTTAGAGTTAATCAATTCTATTACTGAGTTTAACGATCTTTCCGAATACATGAAAGATGATCAGTTAGATAAAGCATTAGCAATTATTGTTAAGCTTCTGATGAATCCAGATGTGCCTTCGGCAAAGGCTCCGTATTTAATTATAGAGCTGCAAGCAATGTCTACTAAGTTTTCCATGATGGCCTCAGTGTATTCTACTATTGCAAAGGACAAGGCTGGAACCGTAAACAATAATAAGAAAAATATATACTATTCAGCAAAGGAGTCCATAGACAAACTTGTAGATGCACTTAAGTATGTCGTTAGGTACAATTCATAATGGGTAGAAAAATAGTAAAGAATCTAAAGTTTAAAAAACATAGCGGAAAGCACTTTGATCCAGAGAAGTTTGCTTCTTTACTAGATGAGTCATATTTAAAAATAAAACGAGCTGACGGGGAAATGACAAAAAAGTCATTTAGCCCAAGCTCTTTGGGATATGGTCATGGAAATTGCCCTAGGTATTGGTACATGGCCTTTAGTGGTGCTATGTTCATAGATGATAACGATTCAGTCGCAGTTGCTAATATGGCACAAGGAACTCAGGCTCACGAAAGATTACAGAACTTAATTAAAACTATGCCAGAATTTAGATCAGAAGAAGAAGAGATCCTAAATGATTATCCTCCAGTAAAAGGCTTTGCAGACTTGGTCATGGAGTATGATAACGAAATGGTCATTGGAGAAATAAAGACAGCCAAGCAAGAAGCATGGGATGCCAGACAATCAGAAATGAAATCTACCCCAAATCATTTACTTCAACTGCTTACCTATATGAAAATTAAAAAAGCTAAAGAGGGATTCTTCCTTTATGAGAATAAGAATACGCAAGAAATAATTGTTATTCCTATATCTATGAATGAAAAAAATACTAAAATTATTGAAGATACTTTTTCTTGGATGTGCGAAGTTTGGGATAACTTTAAAGACGGAGATCTGCCAATGAGGCCTCCTGGTGCTTCTAAGTCTAAGCTTCCCTGTACTTACTGTCCAGTTAAAAAAGAATGTTATTCTGGATTAACAGGAACTGTTCAAATAGAGATGTTGGATATTTCTAATTTATGAAATGTGCAAATAAAGAATGTGCTATAGAGTTTAATCCTAAAACTCATAATCAAAAATATCATAACGATGAGTGCTGTAGGGTTGCCACCAATAGAAGAATCATGGAAAAATATTATGAAAAAAAGGCAATTAGGGGTGGCTCTGTAAGAAATTGTGAGAACTGCAAAACTCTTTTAAGTAGATACAATCAGAAAAATATTTGTTCTGCGTGTGAGAAGAACAACAAAATTACAAATAAAAAAATGCTTTTAGGGATATTAGATGAAATTGGGTGAGTTAATTAAACTAAAAGCCAGCAGAGTCTTGGGGATAGATGCCTCAACAAACTCAATAGCATTTTGTTTAATGGAAGATAATCATCCCCTTAAATGGGGAAAGGTAGACCTAGTTGGATCAGATATATATGAGAAGATATACGATGCCAAAGTTAAGATGAATGTTATGCTAGATGAATTAAAGAGCGATTACATTGCGGTAGAAGGGGCTATACTTGTCAGATCACCTGATGCTGTGATAAAATTATCATATGTTTATGGAGTTGTCATTGCCGAGCTTATGTCTACTGGCTCTCGTGTCATTACTATATCTCCAAGTTCTTGGCAAGCATATATTGGCAATAAGAACCCAACCAAAGAAGAAAAAGCGGACATTAGATTAAAGAATCCAGGCTATGCAGATTCTTGGTACAAGACCCAGCTTAGGAATATGCGTAAACAAAGAACTGTAGATTATTTCAATAGTAAATATAAAATAAGTTTAGATGATTTTGATGTAGCAGATTCATTTGGTATTGCTCATTATGCCAACAAGGTGTTAACAGAACGATGAAGTTATATCAGAGCAAAGAATGGCTGCATAGAAGGTATGTAGTTCAAAAGAAAACAGTTACAGAGATAGCCAAGGAGTGTAATGTTTCTGCTATGACTATACAGAGATACCTAGATCAGTTTGGACTAATTAAAAAACGATGAGCAAAGACGTATGGCTAGGAGCCAATAAAGAAACTGCAGGAGATTTAATACTCAGCGGATATTCTGGAGAGCTTAAAGATATGCCAGTATATAGTGAGGTCAAAGCGCTGTTCAGAAACGGAGCAACAGCATTAGATTTTGGTTGCGGGGTAGGAAGAAACTCAGTAGCACTTGCAGAAACATATGACAAGGTAATCTCTTTTGATTTTCCAAATATGATAGATCTAGTCCCAGAAGAAAATAAACTAAGTAACATATCATACACAACAGACTGGGAGCATGTCAAAGGATTTAAATTTGATACAGTATTGGCAAGCCTAGTATTCCAGCATATTGAAGATTCAGAGTTAGATTCATATCTAAATGATTTGTCTCAAATAGTGGACAGATTAGTTATCCACAGCAGAACATGGATTGATCATTCGGCCTCACAGGTATTGCCAATTATAGAAAAATATTTTATAATTGACAGTATAGAGTATTCAAGAGATCCCAACAATCCCGTTGACGATCATTTTATTGCAATATTAAATAAAAAGGTGGACTAATGCTAAAGCCAGTATTTCAAGATACAGATGTATTTGCTTATAATGATCTTTATCTTCACGCAATATCCGCCCCAGCAGGGCATAAGATATTAAACACATGTCTTGAAATAGCTCAGATGCTAATTGATAAAAATATTTCATACGGCAACTCAGCCCTTGAGCCTGTAAGAATATTTTCAACGGCGGATTCCACAGAGCAATTAAAGGTAAGAATAGACGATAAACTAAATAGAGTAAAGAATAATCAAGGATATGCTGGAGATAATGATATAGATGATCTCATAGGCTATCTAATGCTGTATAAAATAGCTAAATCAGGTTGATTTTTTAGTCGACTAAGAGTATAATCTAAACATGTCTGAGATAGAGTTATCCGCCCATTTTGACCGAATGAACAGAGTAGTGTCAGAATTACTAAAAGGAAGCAATCCCACCCAAATCGCCGCTATAACGGGTTTTAAGAGGGGTGACGTAGTTGACCTTATAGATGACTGGAAAAATGTTATTCATAACGACACAGGGGCACGTGAGAGGGCTAAAGAGGCTATCTCAGGAGCAGACCAGCATTATGCAATGCTAATCAAGGAAGCTTGGAAGACCGTAGAGGATGCCGATCAGGCGGGACAACTAAATGTTAAGGCTACATCCCTAAAGCTAATTGCAGATATTGAAGGCAAAAGAATTGGAATGCTTCAAGAGGTAGGCCTGCTAGACAATGCCGAACTTGCAAATCAAATTGCAGACACAGAGCGTAAGCAAGATATCCTAGTAAAGATATTAAAAGAAGTTACAGCGTCTTGCCCTAAATGTAAAATAGAGGTGGCAAAAAGACTTTCACAAATTACTGGAATTGTAGAACCAATTGAGATAATTGAGGAAGTAAATGGACCTTAATTTTAATGATTTAATTGATATATTAGATGGAGCAGAGTTTGAAGAAACCCCAGTAGATCTAAGAACATTTGTGGTAAATCCAGAGTATCTTTCTCTGCCCCCACTTTCAGAATTGCAATACCAGCTAATTGAAAAGAGTTCTCAGATATATAAAGAGTCTAGTCTTATTAAATTATTTGGAGAAAAAGATGGACAAAGAATATTTAAACAAACATGTAACGAAGTTATAGCACAACTAGGAAAAGGTTCAGGAAAAGATTACTGCTCTACCATATCAGTTGCTTACATTGTCTACCTGCTTCTTTGTTTGAAAGATCCCGCAGCATATTATGGCAAACCCCCAGGTGACTCAATAGATATCTTAAATATTGCTATTAACGCACAGCAAGCAAGCAATGTGTTTTTCAAAGGATTTAAAACTAGAATTGAAAGATCTCCATGGTTTGTTGGAAAGTATGAGGCTAAGGCTTCAGAAATGAAATTTGATAAAGGAATAACAGTTCATTCTGGACACTCAGAAAGAGAAGCATTTGAAGGATATAACGTAATAGCCGTAGTCCTTGATGAGATATCAGGATTCGCAATTGAGAGCACAAGCGGCAACGATCAGGCTAAAACAGGAGAAGCTATCTATGATATGTATAGAGCCTCAGTTGCATCCCGTTTCCCAGATTTTGGTAAAGTAATACTTCTTTCTTTCCCAAGATTTAAAAACGATTATATTCAGGCACACTACGAATCAGTAATTGCAGAAAAGGAAGTTGTTATTAGAAGTGAAACAATGAAGATGGATGACGATCTGCCAGACGGAACGGATGGTAATGAGGTTACTGTTCAATGGGAAGAAGACCATATTAAATCATATCTATACCCAAAAACATATGCTATTAAAAGACCAACATGGGATGTTAATCCTACAAAAAAAATACAAGACTTTAAAGTAGACTTTTATAGAAACTACATGGACGCCTTAGGTAGATTTGCCTGCATGCCACCAGAAGCCGTAGATGCTTTTTTTAAATCAAGAGAGAAAATAGAAAAAGCTTTTAATAACATGAATCTGCCAGTAGATAATTTTGGAAGAATGGAAGATTGGTTTCAGCCAGAAAAAGATAAAGAATATTTTATTCACGTAGACTTAGCTCAGAAGCACGACCATTGTGCAGTTGCAATGGCACATGTAAATAGATGGGTAAATGTAAAAGTAACTAATGAATATTCTCAACCTGCTCCTGTTGTAGAGGTAGATGCAGTAAGATTTTGGACTCCAACTGCAGATAAGTCAGTTGACTTTACTGAAGTAAAAGATTACATCTTGTCATTAAAGACAAGAGGATTTAATATCAAGGTGTGCACATTTGATAGATGGAACTCCCACGACATGATGCAGCAATTGAAACAGTACGGAATTAATACGGAGCTGCTATCTGTTGCTAAAAAACATTATGATGATATGGCAATGATTGTTTCAGAAGAAAGAGTCTCTGGCCCAGCAATTAAATTATTAATTGATGAGCTATTGCAATTAAGAATTACAAGAGACAGGGTTGACCACCCAAGAAAAGGCTCAAAGGACTTGGCGGATGCAGTTTGTGGATCAATTTTTAATGCTATAAGTAAATCAAAGCAGGACAAACAAAAAGAAATTCAGATTCATACCTATGATTCTATGAATGATGATAACGATCAGAAGGATGAAGAGGTTGTTCTTAATATGATTAGAGCACCTAGAATACCGACAGACCTACAAGAAGCAATGGAGAATATGCAAATAATATGAGCGACTACCAAGATAAAGCAAAAGAGTGTAAATGTTGTGGAAAACACGTTCCGCTTCCAATAGTTCTTAAAGAATATTTTGGAAACACGGTCTGCCCTACTACATTTGCAAACATCGTAGAGTATAAAAGAATGTGGATTAGCCTAGGCAAAAGACCACAAGGCAATATCAGAAAGCATTTTTCTGACTATGTTCAACAAATAGTAGAACAAACAATTGATAAAAAAGAAGACGGAAGCCTACAGAGCTAATTGCTGTATAATTATATGCAGAAAGAAGGTTGCTATGTTTGAAGATGAGTATGAGGACGAGCAAGACGGACAGGATCTTTCTGTCTACATGGAAATGGGAGTCATAGAGTTAGAAGGAATGGACGAAAACGGAGAAGCAATTTTCTCTATAAACGAAAGCGCTAAAATTTTAGCCCCACACTTATGGCAATCTCATATAGACTATGTAGATAAATCTTTAATAGAATTATACGAAGCTGGTTTAGTTAAGGTTGAGTACAACGAAGACTTAGAGGCAACCTTTCTTTTGTCCCCAGAAGGACACGCCCTTGCAAAAGAAAAGGGACTAATTGAAATGGATATTAATAGGAATATTCCGAACGACTAAAAAAGACCAAGAGAACAAAAAAATAGTATAATAAGAACCTGCACCCCTTCATCGGGGAGTCGCAGGTTATTCGGGTCGCTACCCGAAGGATGGACCTGAGTACGTCCGCAAACTGCTCATTTAAAATTTAAGGAGAGTTATGTTCGAGTACAGAGTTAAACAAATTACAAAGGTAGTAGACGGAGACACTATTGATGTTGATATTGATTTAGGATTTAGTATTTCTTACTCTCAAAGATTAAGATTAGCTGGCATAGATACACCAGAATCTAGAACAACAGATAAGCTTGAAAAAACTTTAGGCCTTGAATCAAAAGAGTATCTTAAGTCTAAATTTAAAAATGCTGTATCAATAATTGTAAAAACAGAAAAGCCAGACAGTACAGAGAAGTACGGTCGTATTCTTGGATGGGTATACCTTGATGGAAATACAAAGTCTGTTAATGAACAAATGATTGAAGACGGATACGCCTGGGGATACATGGGCGAAACTAAGGTTAAAGACTTTGTAGCCTTAGCAGAAAAGAGAAAGAAGAGCGGTAAATAGTGCCGAATTACGAATACTCATGTTCATCCTGCAACAAATCTACAGAAGTTAACAGAAAGTTTGATGATAAAGAAATAATCCCTCCTTGCCCTTCCTGTGGATATAGAATGACAAGATCCTATGGTGCAGTTGGAGTACAGTTTAAAGGGTCTGGGTTTTACAAAACAGATAATCCTAAGTAACTAAACTAATTTAAATATACATACGTGATATAATCTTCATGTAACAAAAATTTTGTTGCATGGAGACCCAATTGAGTAGAAAGATAAAATTATTTCTGGCTGGCCTGTTTGTAACTGGTTGGCTATTTTTTATAGGCCCAACTTATGCGTGGGCGACAGAGCAAGGCGGACAAGAACAAGTAGTAGTAAGTCCAGCGCAAGTGGCGGTAAATACAACCATTGCAACAGCCACCACTGAAGTTGCACAAGCAGTATCAGCATCAGAGTCTGCAACTGCAATAATTGCAACTGCGGTTCAAGCAGTAACAACATCTAACACGGCCGTATCAGCAGCAAACACTGCAGTCACTGCAGCAACTATTGCGGTAGCAGAAGTTCCTTTGCTTATAGAAACAGCAACTACTTTAATTCAATCAGCACAAACATCAGTAGAGTCAACCGCAGCAACTGTATCGGCAGCAAATACTGCGGTGGTAGCAGTATCTCCAGCCCTAGCAGAGGCTCAAACACAATTAACTCAGGCAAACGTTGCAATTAATACTGCTCAAGATGCAGTAAATGATTTGGTAGCTACAGTTGGCACAACATCAAATGTTTTAGCAAATACAGATGACGCAGGAATTCTTATGAATTTACCATTTAATTTACAATTAGGTGGAGTTACATATTCAAATGTTTATGTTAGTTCTAATGCAACAATAACTTTTGGTGTCAATGAAGGACAAAACTACTCTTCTACACCTAATGCTCCTTCAATTTCTGTGGCAGGTTACGATTGGACTACGTGGAGCAATGGCTCTGGTATTACTTATTCAACAACAACTAACACCCTGTCTATTGCTTGGGATGTTCGTGTATTTCCTTTAACAACAGCAGAAACACAGATGACTCAAATTAGATTTAATGCAGATGTAAATCCATCAGACAGTGCTTGGTCAGCAGACATAAGTGTTACTGGACCAATACCAAACGGAACAAGATTCAACGTAAGAGAAGTTGCTGGCGGAGCAATAACTAATACTCCAGATACAAATGCTGGTTCTGGATATAACGCAACAATTAGTCAAGGCGCTGCATTTATCCCTACCCCCGATCCAGACAATGCAACGGTATTGGCAGCAATTGATACAGCAAATGCACAAATTGCTGCGTTAAACTCAGCAATTACAGCAGTTGTTGCAACAAATACAGCAAATACAAATACAGCTATTGCACCAATAGCAACTGTTTCACAAAATATTTTAACTGCATTATCGACAGCAGCTACATTCTTAGCCACAAAGTTAGCAGAGGTAGCACCGCCATCTTTGGTTTATACTGCACCAACACCACCTGAGCCACCCGCAGAAGAGCCACCAGTAGTAGAGCCACCCGCAGAAGAGCAAACAGTAGTAGATCAACCAGCAGA